AACTTCGGTTCAGATCTGATCTACGGCCCCAAGGGCGGCGGGATCTACTACTGGAACTCTTCTTCATCAACCTCGTTGACAACACGAGGTGTAAACATCTCGACGTTAACCGGTGCCAGCGACACGCCTTCTGCAGCACTGTTCCGCCTCGTCTCGGATGCTTCGCGCTTCGTTCTGGCCTTTGGCACGACGGACTACGGCTCGTCCGCGCTCAACCCCATGCTGATCCGGTGGTCGGATCAAGAGTCAGCCGCCAACTGGTCGCCTTCTGCGACTACTCAGGCTGGAAGCCTGACGCTGTCCCGGGGCTCTGAGATTCAGGCTGTAGCGCAGACCCGGCAGGAGATCTTGGTCTGGACTGACACGGCGCTGTACTCGCTGCAGTACCTCGGCCCGCCTATTGTGTGGGGCTCGCAGATCCTGGCTGACAACATCACCATCGTCTCTGATCGCGCCTGGGCTGTGGCGGCGGGCGTTGTGTACTGGATGGGCGACGAGAAGTTTTACGTCTTTGATGGACGGACGGCCACGCTCAACTGCGATATCCGAAAATTCATCTTTGATGATCTGAACACCAACCAGAACCTGCAGATCTTTGCCTCCACCGTGGAGCAGTTCAGCGAAGTGTGGTGGTTCTACTGCTCCGCGAACTCCACCGTCATAGATCGTTATGTCATTTACAACTACGCCGACAAGGTGTGGTACTACGGCAGTATGGGTCGGACGGCATGGAACGATGCCAGCGTGTTTTCCAACATCCCGGTTGCGGCGGACTACAACAGCCAGCTTCTGTACCATGAGAGCGGTTGTGATGATGGGGCTACTGGCACATTTCAGCCCATCGAGGCGTACATCATCTCGTCGGAGTTCGACATTGATGACGGCCACAACTTCGGGTTTGTCACGCGGATGCTGCCTGATGTGACCTTCGCAGGCTCTACCGCAGCGGTTGAAAACCAGTCGCTAACCATGTCTTTGCTGCCTCTGCAAAACTCTGGCTCAGGGTACACGCGCGGTGTGACCAATGTTTCTGAGAGCGCCAACATGTCCGTGGCGCTTGAGAGTGAACGTACCGTGCAGCGCGACCCCACGGTAAGCGTGGAACGGTTTTCGGGTACGGTCACGCCTTACGACGGCAATCTCTACATCCGTGTGCGTGGGCGCCAGATGGCGGTGCGTGCGAAGTCTACTGGTCTGGGTGTCCAGTGGCAGTTGGGCAAGTTCCGGATCGATCTTCGTCCTGATGGGCGCAAGTCATGACAATCTGGGCCAACATCATCAAGCGGTTCAGGGCTCCGGCCCTGCCGCTCCCCACGCGCACCTACGATCCGCAGTACTTCGACAAGCTGCTGAGCATCCTGCGGATCTATTTCAACCAACTGGACAATCTTCTGGAGCGCATCGTGGACGGATCTGCAACAACTGTCCCGGTATCAATCGGCGGCACCAACGTCGATGCGTTTGGCCGTCTGCGCACCAGCGCACCCTACACGCTCTTCGACAGTCAAAACCGCTACGCCGAAGACAATCAGTTTGATGTTGCAAAGACGGGCACGGGTGCAACGGCTTTCCTGCCCAACGAAGCGGCGGTCCAAATGTCGGTCACTTCCAGTGGTGCAGGCTCCGTCATCCGTCAAAGCTACCGTTCGTTCCCCTATCAACCCGGGAAGGGCCTGCTTGTCCTCGCCACATTTGTGATGGACAGCAATGCAAGCACCAGTCTGACGCAGCGGGTTGGCTACTACAACACTGGCAACGGGGTGTTCTTCCAGCGAGTGGACGGGGTCTACTCCTTCGTTCTGCGGTCTAGCTCCCTGCCCACCCCCGGCACGCCCAGTGATGTGCGCTCTGTGCCGCAGTCGAGTTGGAACGGCGACAAGCTGGACGGCACCGGGCTGAGCGGCTACACGTTGGACCCGTCAAAGGCGCAGATCCTGTGGATTGACTTTGAATGGCTGGGCGTGGGTTCCGTGCGGTGCGGCTTCATCATCAACGGTGAGTACATCGTTTGCCACACCTTCCACAACGCCAACGAGATCACCCGCGTTTACATGACGACGGCGATCCTGCCGGTGCGCTACGAGATTAGTTCTTCGGTTGCGCTTGCTGCATCCATGAAGGCGATCTGCTGCTCTGTGGTGTCCGAAGGTGGCTATGAGCAAGCGTCGATTGACCATGTAGCAAGACGCACAACGGTGTTGACCAATATAGACACCGCTGCCACGTTCTACCCTGTTGTGTCTATCCGTTTGGCTTCTGGGCGTACCGGGGCGGTAGTGCTGCCCAACCGTGTTCAGTTCTTGCCGCTGACTAGCCAGAACTACGAGGTAGTGTTGCTCAAGAACCCCACGCTGACGGGCGCTACGTGGGCGGCAACGGTTCCAACAGACAGCAACGTTGACTTTGATGTGGCGGCAACGGCTATATCGGCTGTCGGCAGTATTGTTCAGACTGACTACGTGACCTCCACGGGCAGTGGCGGCACGCAAGGCCTAGCCGCTCCTACAGGTTACAACTGGGACTTGCAGCTTGGCACTTCTCTCGCGGGAACAAGCGACATCTACACCGTTGCTGTCCGTACTGTAGACGGCGCAACCAAGGGCAGTGGCGTGGGCTCGCTGTCGTTCTGGGACTTGACTCAGTGAGGTAGAGATGAACGAAGGCGATCAAGGCCCTGGCGGCTCTGACCTTAGCGGCGAAAACTTTGGGGACTACAACGACCCCAGCGGAGCATCTGGGCTTTCTGCCGGCCCATACTCACAAGACGTAGCGCAAGCAATTGCGGACATGTTGGGCACGCCTCTTGGCGAGGGCGCTGCAACAGGTAGGGGCTTTCATTCGCCAGGGGTCGGCTACGGCACGTTGGCGGGGTTGCAGGATGCGGGCTTCGGGAAGATGGACATCCCGGGGTTCAATCAAAACGTAGAGCAAGCGCTTGCTGCTAGGAATGTGCATGACATTCTCAACTACGCTGCTCCTGCGTTTGCCGGTCTAATCCCTGGCTACGGCACCATCTCCACTATCGGCAGGGTAGGCGCGGGGCTGATGTCCGGTACGATGACGCCTGCGCAGGCCCTTACTGCGGGGCTTGCAGGAGCGCTTGGAGCAAGGACAGGCATCCCTGGTCCCGTGTTTGAAGGCATCCTTAGCGGAGACTTTGGCAAGGCCGCAGGGGCTGGCGTGCAAGGAGGTCTTGCATCGCTGGCAAACAGCCTTACCGGCAGTCCGCTTGGTGGACTGGCGCTTAATCTATCCGGTATCGGCCCCGCAGTCGGCAAAGGTGTGGCTGAAGCGGTGTCTGGCGGCACGGGTGGGTCAAGGTCTGGTGGCTTGGGCGCAGCCCTCGGTCTGTCTTCGGCGCCGTCCCAGGGGTCATCTCCCACGGGTAACACCTACGGCGACGCAGGTGTCAACGCAGACACCTATTCTGTCCTGGCAGCGATAGAACAGGCAGCGCAAGAACCCAAGCAGCCCGAGTGGTCCTCACAGATGACCGCAGGACGCTACGGCCCCCTGATGGAATATGAGTTTGGAGCGTGATATGGACGAGTTTTATGATCCCGCAGGTTTTTACGACGACAGCTACCGCTATGTTCCTACTATTGGGGCGCAAGAAAATGTTTTTGACCCCACCTATGGCGATCCATACGCGAACTACACTCCAGATAGCAGTGGACTCGCAGGTCTCTTCAGCGCTGCCCTTGGCGGTGCCAAAACCCTCGGTACATCCCTGCTGACGACGCCGCGTGGCATTGCGACGCTGCTGGCAATGATCTATGGTGCACGCAACACGAGACCTGACAGCGGGGGCATCAACCTGAACCTCTCCCCGTCCAAGGTCACACGCAACATCGTCCCGGGCAAGTACGGCCCCGTTGCGAAGACCTCGTTTGCCGCTGATGGTGGACTCATGCAGGCATACGCTGCCGGTGGCATGGTCACTGGTACGCCGCAACGCCCCCTGCCCATGGAGGACGGAGGCTTCGTCATGACGAAGAAGGCTGTAGACGGTGCAGGCGGGCCGCAGGGCCTCGCGCAAATGCTGCCTGGGGCCAAAATGATCCACGGCCCAGGTGATGGGTCTGGTCGAGATGACCGTGTCCATGCCAGAATCGGTAACACGACTCCGGCCAGGGTTTCCAGCGGCGAAGCCTACGTTCCGAAAGCAGTTGTTGATGAAGCAGGTGGGGCCAAGACGCTCTATGCCATGATGAACCGGCTTCAAAGGAGCGCATGATGAACACCAATGTGAGCCCAACTGGCACCGTCGCCCCCGGCTTTGAGGGCTACCTCACGGACATGCTCAATCGTTCGTGGGGGTTGGCGCAGCAGGAGTACACGCCCTACACCGGCCAGCGGTTTGCCTACGAGACGCCTGAAGGTGCACCGGGCTACTCCCCGCTGGAGCAGAAGGCATTCACCAGCTTGGGCGGTATCGGCTCGTATCAGCCGGGGCAGTTCAACACGGGCCTTGGTCCGGTCGGGTCCGTTCAGGACTACATGAACCCGTACCTGCAGAATGTCGTTGACATCCAGGCCCGGGAAGCCCGTAGGACCGCTGACATCAGCCGCAACACCGAGCAGGCTCGCCTTGCCCAGGCCGGTGCCTACGGCGGCAGCAGGCAGGCCATCATGGAGGCTGAGCGTCAGCGCAACCTGGGGACCCAGATCGGGGACATCCAGGCCAAGGGCCTCATGGCTGCGTATGAGCAGGCTCAGAAGCAACGCCTCGGAGAGGCGACCCTTGGGCTCGAAGGTCAACGTCTGGGCGAAGCCTCGCGGCAGTTCGGTGCTGGTCAGGACCTGAAGACCATCGCGGACCAGATGAAGGCTGGTACGCTCCAGCGTGGCATCGCGCAAGAACCTCTGGATTTCGGCTACAAGGAGTGGTCTGAGTCCATGAACTACCCGTACAAGCAGCTTGGTTTCATGCGCAACATCGTCAGCGGC